ATGTCCTTGTGGTCGATGTCGCACGACATGAAGCGCATGGCCGCGGTGTCGCTGACGGCGGTTCCTGGCGTGGTCTCGGCCCCGAAGGCGATGGAACCGGTAATCCCCTGCGGCATGGTCTACTCCGACTCGCTGTTGTGCACGGTGTAGGTAGCGGTGATGGTGCAAGCGCAGTACCCGGCGCCCAGGCTGACCCCGAGTTGACGCGCGTCTACGACGTTCCACGACTGGGCCAGCGTCTCGACGGTGTAGAGCGCGCTCTCGTCGTCGGTCGTCCGCTTGGCCTTGAGGGCCTGGGACACGTCGGCGCGCAGCTTGCTCGCGGCATACATCAGCGCCTCGGCGCTTGTCGAGGTCGCGCCTGCGGCCCACCCCTGGACGATGAGCTGAAGCTCGTGGCGCGCGCCGCCCAGCTCGGGGCCGTCGGCCACGCTCAGCTCGAGGTAGCCGAGCGCGACGCAGGGGGGCGCGAACGGCGGGCGGTCTACCGGGTAGGTGCCGCGGCCCAGGCGCGCCGACACGTCCGTGTGGTAGCTGCCGGTGCCGTCGATGGCCTGCAACGCGTCGGCCACCGCGTTGTAGACAGCCCAGTCGCGCGGGTCACTCGGCATGCAGCACCTCGTCGAGCGCGCGCTGCGCCTCGGCCCGCGCGTCCGCTACCGTTGGCTCCCAGGCGCGGCCCAGGAAGCGCGTCGCCGGGACCTGGGACGAGCGCACCAGGTAAAACCAGACCTCGCTGCGCGCGCGACGCCCGCCAACGTCGCGCACCAGCAGGCCCATGGTGCCGCCGCGGATCGGCTGAAAGCGCAGCCCGGCCACCTGCCGCGCGCTGGAGTATCGCGCGACGCCCGCGCCGGTCAGCGCCGGGCCGGTCGGGATGGCGAGGAACCGCCCGTTGCGCGGCACGACGCGCCCACCCTGCTCCTGAAGCATCGCGTACCGCTCAGCGGCGGTGCCGTTGTCGCCCGCGCTGAGCCCGAGCACGACGCCGTCGCCGGCGATTTCCAGCTCACCCCGGATGGAGCGCCGGAGCACGCCCGATCGGACGCGCGGCGAGGTCGTCGCGTTCTCCTTCGCCCGCGCTTCGCCGGTCAGCGCCACGCCGCGCAGGTGCCGATAGATGGCCTGGGGGATGGCCGCGACCGCCTCGCGGTACTCGGCCGAAGCCTCGCGCAGGGTGCGGCTCATCGCGCCCCCAGGCGGCCGAGCAGCATCCAGGGGGTCAGGATCTCCCGCGTGTCTGCGGGTAGGGCCTTGAGCTCGCCGCGGGTCTGGGAGACGCCGCCCTGGGACGTGGACTCCATCGCCCGCGTGCGGCGACCCGTCCACCAGTCTGCCACGCACCGATAGGCGGCGTCGGCCAGGGCCTTGGGGATCGCCGCCTCGTTGGTGTAGCCCGCGGTGCAGCTCACCTTGATCGAACGCGGCAGGGTGCTCCACGCGGCGATGCTCGTGGCATCGGGCAGGAGGTGCAGGTACGTCCCGCCGCGCAGGTGCTCGGTCTCGTAGTCGGTGCTCGTCACCAGGTCGGCGGCGGCGAACTCCATGTTCGTGTCCTGGTACACGCTTGCGACGGCCGTCACAGGCCGGACCGGCAGCAGCAGACGCTGGTCATCACCGCGGACCGCGCGCAGGCGCAGCGTGTAGCTCGTGGAGGCCCAGGTGGGCGCCGCCCCAGACGCGCCGACGGGGTAGCCCAGGTACTCGCTGATCAGCCCCTCGACGCGGTCCAGCGCGCGGCCCAGGATGGCCTCCGACTCCGTGTCGGACGCGCTGACGTCCGGGAGGTAGTCCCCCCGGAGCGTGTCGAAGGTGAGCAGGCCCACGGCCTACTCCGCGAGGGCCGCGCAGGCCTCCGCGCGCTTCGCCATGCCCGTCAGCCGGCAGAGCAGCGCGGCGGCCCAGGGGCCCGCGGCCCCGGCAGCCTCGGCGACGGCCTCGGGCGTGGCCTTCTCGTCGAGCAGGACGCGGCGAGCGGCGGCGGGGATGGCCTTGATCTCGACCAGCGCCGCACCGTTGTCCGGACCCACCAGCGCGCGCAGGGCTGCGGCCTTGGTGGCGTTGCTCGGGGGCTCGATGGGCGTGCCGTCCACCAGCCGGACCTCGTCGCTGTGCCCCTGGAGGATGCGGCCCGCAATGTCGGCGGGCACGCGCACGGGCGCATCGGGCGCCAGCGTGACGCCCTTGGTGCGCAGCAGGGACTGGCCCGCCTTGAGCATCAGGGTGCAGGTGGTGCCGATCATCACATCGCCTCGTACACGACGTGCACCTGCACATCGAGGGCGACGCCGCTGGCGGCCTGGGTGGCGCGCGCCGAGAACTGCGACGTGGAGGTCACCTCCAGGTTGCTGCGCGCAACGCTGGACAGGCTGATCGACTCCGCAGTGCCCTGGGTGAGGGGGCTGCTGCCGCTGGTGGTGCGCGTCGAGCCGATCTGCGTCGAGCCGACGTAGAAGGCCAGATCCACGTAGTTGGTGGCGTTCGTCGCGCTGGTGGCGTTCGGGTCCAGGCTGATCGCCAGAATCTTGACGGTCTGCCCGGGACGGTGCCAGTTGCGGCGAATCGCAGCACCACCGGCCGCCTGGGTGAGGTTGAACGAAACGCAGGGCTGATCCATGGGAATCCTCGTCGAGGTGAGAGCGTGAGGGCGACGCAGACGGCTCAGAGGTTGCGGATCAGGGCGGCGGGCTTGTCGGTCGAGAGGCACGTCGCCGTCAGGCGGTAGGTGCGCTTGCGACCGATGTAGACGGCGCCGCGGTGCTGCTCGGTGACCTCCCAGTCGCCTTCCATCGCCGGGACCATGTCCCAGGCGTAGGCGCTGGGGTCCGCGACCACAATCTGGCCGGTGACGCCGCCGCCGCCGGTGTAGAGGCCCGAGGTCTCGTACTCGTCGGCCATGAACTCGGACAGGATGAGCGGCACGCCGCCGATGTCCGTGACCTGGCCGGTGATGAGGGTGGCGCGGTCGCCAACATAGTCCCGGTTGATGAACCGGGAGTTCGGCAGGATCTCCGAGAAGTAGGTCCCGATGCCGCACACGGCCACGAGGTTGGGGGACACGGCGCGGTTGCCCATCAGCTTGACGGTGCCGAACCAGTCGGTCTCGTCGAAGCTGCCGCCCGCGCTCGCGGTGGTCGAGTCGTCGAAGGCGCGGGCTCGCCAGCCGACCCACTGCCGGATCGGGCTGTCGGTGCCGTCCAACTCGCCCGCGGTGAGGTAGCTGCCCAGGGTCCAGGTGCTGATGGTGTCCTGGTGGGTGCCGGCGCTGTCGCTGTGCAGGACCTGGATCTCGAGGGTGTCGGCCTCCATCCGGTCGAGGAACGCCATGGCGCGGTCGGTGATGCTGACGATGGCCGCGGGGTTGCTCAGCAGGTTGTCATCGATCAGCGTCTGCGCCGTGTAGGTGTAGGCGCTGTTGGTGACGTCGCTGCTGGTGAACTTCACCCGCTCGTAGCGCGACGGGTCGTCGGTGCGGCCCGACCGCTTGCGCATCACGAAGTTGCCGACCTCGGAGACTTCCTTCCACGAGTCCGAGGTCTGGGTGCGCACGCGAATCAGGCCCGCGATGCGGCGCTGGAGCCGGACGGGCTCGCGGAGGGCCGACAGGGTCGGGACGGCCAGCATCTCGAGGCCCGAGCCCGCGGAGCCGTCGAGAATGGCGCGCACCTGGGGGCTCAGGCTCGCCGCCGGGGTCTTGGCCAGCACGCGCATCAGGTTGGTGTACGCGGCGTCCACCAGCTCAGAGGCCCGCTCGCCGCGCTGCTTCATGATGGAGCCGGCCAGCGCCAGGGCGCGATAGGCGCGCTGCGCCTCGACCTGCTCGGCGTTTACCGGGCACGGGTCGTCGAGGTAGCCCCAGGCACGCACGGTGCCGGCCTTGCCGGAGGGCAGCTTGATGGCGACGTCGCCCGCGCTCAGGCGAAGACCGCGGGGGGTCATGTAGCGGGCGCTGACCTCGCTGTCCGGCAGGCCCGCGTGGGCGCCGAGGGCCGAGAGGGCGGCCTCCTCCTTCGCCTTGCGCAGCTGGTCGGCGGCCTCGGTGACGCGCCGCTCGATGTTCTCCAGGCGCTCGCCGTGGCTCAGCGCGCCCTCGGCCACGCGCTTGTTGAGGTCCACCAGCGCGGCGCGCTGGCCGTTGATGGCGTCCACGACAAGGTGCGCCTTGAGGTTGTCGCCGGCAGGCAGCGGCGCGGGCAGGGGCAGGTCAGACATGGGGGCTCCTCGCGGTCAGGATGTCGGAGAGGGTCAGCTCACGCGGGGTCGCCGCGGCCGGGGTGTGGCGCCGCACCTCGGCGGCGATCAGGTGCTGGAGGTAGACGCGGACGCGGTTGTCGCCGGCCAGACGGGCGAGCAGGCGCGAGAGGTCGGCCTCGGACGGTTCACCGCCCCGCTGCAACGCGGCCAGCGCGCGGCCCGCCCCGTCGTCGAGCCGCGCACGGGCGTAGGCCCGCGACTGCGCCGGGGTCGGCGTCAAGCTGTTCTCGACCATCTCGTTGGGCTCGGCCTCGGAGCCCATAACGAAGCCTTCCTCAGGGCCGCACGGTCCGTCGATGGCCTCGCGCCAGTGTGGATCGCTGGGGTCCAGCTCACCGCGGCGCACCAGGGCGCCGGGAATCCAGCGGGTCGAGACGCTGACGAGAATGCGCTGATCCACCAGCCTGCGGACCTCGTCGATCCAGTCGATGCCCTCGGCCCACCGGATGCGCGCGGTGGTGGCGCGGCCCACGGTGTCGGGCAGGCCCGCGACGACCGCGAAGTCTTCCCAGCGGCCCATCGGCATCGAGCCCTTCGGGCTGCTGCTCTGGCCGTGATCGTAGAGCACGTTGATGGCGGCGTTGCTCCTGCGCATGTTCCAGAACTGGCGCAGGATGTGGCCGTCGGTGGCGTCGCCTTCGTCGCTGAGGACCCAGGTGCCCTCGGAGGCGCGCGCCTCGCGGCCCGTGTCGCCGTCGAGCACCACCTCGGCGCCGCGTGCGGTCCGGTCGGTGAGCAGGCGCCCGACGATGGGCAGCGGCTGACCAGCACGAATCAGGGCGGCGGTGTGGGCGGCGAGGTTCATGCTCGCACGGTATGGCCCCCGTGTCACGCTGACAGTAGGCCGCGCGGTCTAATGCACCTCCCCCCTGCCGCCATACCGTGCGGACATGCGTACCCCGCCCTCCCTGCTGTCCCGTGCCCGTGCCTACATCTCCCGCGCGTGGTCGCGAATGGTGGCGCTCGCGCGCCCCAGATCCGAGACCCGGCGCCTCGGGCTGACCACGCGGACGCGCGTCGCCAACCCAGGCGCGGTCAGCGAACTGGAGCTGATGGCGCAGTCGCCGGCCATCTACGCGGCACTTATGCACCGCTGCATCGGGCTCCAGGTCTACCCGCTGACCTGCTACGTCCAGAGCCCCGGCGGGCGCGTTGTCGAGCCCATCGACCCCGCGACCGAGCCCTGGGCGGCGTCGCTGCTGCGCCTGCTTCAGCGGCCCGACCCCGCCGACGTGGGGCGGGTGTTCCCCCGCGAGCCCGGAGAGCGCCTGATGGCGCAGCTCAAGGCTGACTTGCTTATGACCGGGACCGCGCACGTCCGGGTGCAGGAGGGTGACGCACGTCGCATCATCGGCTTGCACCGGCTGCACCCTGGCGCCGTCCAGGTCGAGTACGTCAACGGCAAGCGCGTCATCGTGTACCGGCCCGCGACGGGCGTCGAGCAGCGGTTCCCCGACGAGCAGGTCTGCACCATCGCGCTCCTGTCGTGGCAGGCCTCGGCCGCTGCGGAGATAGGCGTGGGCGCCGCGCAGCCGCTCAGCGACATCACGCGCGCCGAGGTCGCCGCCATGGCCCGCACGACGACGGCCATTGAGCAGGGGGGCGTCGATCTGGCCGTCGAGGCGACGACGCCCGAGGCCGCGATGTTGCTCATGGACGAGCAGCAGCGCGAGCGTTTGGGCGCGGAAGTTACCGAATCGCTAGGCAAGGAGGGTCGGCGGGTTCACATCCCGTCAGGCGGCTACAAGCTGACCGAGTTGGGGCTCAAGCCCGCTGACCTTCGCGCCCCCGAGACCCAGAGCGCGGCGCGGGCCGCGCAACTTATGGCGCTGGGCGTGGTCCCCGTCATGGTCGGCAGCGAGGCCGCGACCTACGCCACCGCGGCGGCGCAGCTGCGGGTTCAGTACAGCCTCGACCTGGAGCTGGTGACCTGGCTGGAGGCGAGCCTGCTGCGCCCCCTGGCCCAGCACTTTGCGACCGTCGAGGGCGGCACGCGCTGGGCCGGACGCGCGTCGCGCGTGACCTGTGCCTATGATCTGGCCAGCCACCCCGGCGCGCTGGCGGCGCGTAGCGAGGCCATCGACCGCGCTCTCAAGCTGTTCTCGATGGGTTGGACCGCCGCGCAGGCGGCCGAGGCCGAACAGCTCGACCTGCCCGAGCCCGAGGGCGTGCCGATGCCGGCCGCGCCCGCGGCGCCCACGGGTCGCCCCACCCCGGCGCAGAACGGCAGCGAGCCCGCGGCCCCGGTTGGGCAAGGCGGGCGCACGCTGGGCGACCTGTTTCGGGCCGAGCCCGCCGTCGAGGTGCCGCCGCTCGAGGTGCAGCGGGCCGCGCTCTGGCGCGCCGCTGACGAGCGTCGGGCGCCCGCCGATGCCGCGCTCACCCGCGCCGCCCAGGAGGCGCTGCGGGCCGAAGAGGCGCGCTACGTCGGCGCCGTCGTCGAGCGGCTGACCGCTGCGACGAGGTCGTGGCGGGCCGAGGATGGCGAGGAGATCGACTACAGCGGGCTGAGCGCCGAGCAGGTCGTGCCGCCCGAGGACACAGAGCTCTACCTCGACCGCCTGGGCCCGTCCTGGCTCGACGCCTGGGCCGAGGGTGCCGCCGCCGCGCTCGACGCCATCGGTGAACTGGGCGACGAAGTGCCGGTGCCGTCCAGCTCGCCCGCGAGCCTCGACCCCCTGCTTGACACGGTGCCGTTGATGGCGCAGGCGACGCGCCGCCGCGTGGTCGAGGTCGTCCAGCGCGGGCTTGACGCCGGACTCACGCCCCAGCTGATCGCCGACGAGCTGCGCGCCGCTGGTATCTTCGACCGCAGCCGCGCGCTCAGCATCGCTCGCACCGAGGTTGTGCGCGCCGAGTCCAGCGGCACCCGCGCCCGCTACGCCGCTGCGGCTGAGGCTGGCGTCGAGCTCGAACAGGAGTGGCTGAGCGCCCGCGACGGCTCGACCCGCGACAGCCACCGTGCGCTCGACGGGCAGCGCGCCCCGGTTGATGGCGCGTGGACCTTTCCTGGCGGCCCCTCGACACTCGGCCCCGGGCTGAGCGGCGACCCGTCCGAAGACATCAACTGCCGGTGCGCTGTCCGCCCCGTGGTCAAGTAGCTACCGCCGGCCCATCTGCTCGCGCAAGAGCACGACGTAGCGGGCGGCGTCGAGTCCGTGGTCCTCGCACGTCGGGTCGATCTGTGGCTCCTCGCCGGGCCTGCTCGGCTTCCAGCGCGCCTCGGCGATCTCGCGCAGCAGCACGCGGCAGTGCTCCATGATGACCAGCCGCGGGCGCCCACCCTCGGGCGGCGTGCTCAGCAGCGCATCCAGCAGCGCCAGCCCGCGCTCGACGCTGCCGGCGCCCTTCGCCGCGGGCATCATCGGCACGCCCATCCGGGCGGCCTGGACGATGGCCCCGGGCGCCTCGGAGTCCGCAACGCGGAAGTGCGCTGGTCCTGGGTGCATCTTCTCGCGCTCGCTGATCGCCCGGATGAAGTCCTGCTCGACGATGGCGGGCTCGCCCTTGACGGCGTCCGAACGCGGCGCCACCTCGTCGTAGACAACCAGCGTCCCCTCGTCGCGGTCCTCGGCGATCCAGACGGCGTGAGGGGACCGTGCGCCCCAGTCAATGCCGGCGTACCGGATGCACTTTTGGCTGATGGCCGCGCGCGGCACGACCATGTAGGACGGGAACCGCTTGCCCTTCGGGTCCACGAAGCCGCCGCGCAGGCGGGCCTGCCGCTGGTGCTCGGGCATCGCGGCGATGAGGCGCGCGACCTCCTCAAGCGGCAGGTGCGGGTTGTCTTCCATGTACAGCGCCCCGACGTGGCTATCGGCGCGCAGGGCCGAGAACTCGCGGGTCGCCTCAGCGCGGTCGTCTATCCATCGGGTCCAGACCCAGGTCAGCCCGCGCAGCGGCGTCATGGTCAGGCAAGACCGCCCGCCCTGGTCGAGCAGGCGCACCACGCCCTCGTCGTAAATTTCCTCGTCGTGCTCCTCGTCGAGCCACAGGAAACGCCAGCTATCGCCCTGGTAGCTGCGGCGGCCCTGGTCGTTGGACTTGCACAGGATGACCCCGCCGTTGGGTAGCCTGACCCAGGCCTCACCCTGGCCGTAGCGGTTGTACCAAGTCGAGCCCGCCGGCAGATAGCGGTCGAGCTTGTCGCGCTGGTAGCGCAGCGAGTCGCCGCTGGTCAGCGCGGAGGCGCAGACCTTGCCGGGGCCGCGGGGGATGCTCGCGGCGTCCAGCCCGTTGCGCCGCGCCCAGGTCACGACGTCGGGATGGTCGCCGCCGAGCGCGTGCGCGACAGTGAGCTGCGCGCCCAACTCCGTCTTGCCGGTCCGGTTGCCACCGAGCGCGACGAGGGTGTGCAGGCCCGTGCCCAGGAAGCACGCGGCCAGCCGCTGCTGCGATGTGCGGGGCTCGTCGCGCGCCCACAGGGTCGCGTAAGCCAGCGGGCGCGCCTTGCGGCGACGCTCCAGCTCCGCGGCGGCCTCGGCGGCCTCCACCAGCATGGCGCGCCGGTCGTTCACGCCGCCTGCTGCTCGGCCACGGGGCGCGGGGGCCAGTACAGCGCCCAGGGCTCGACGCCCAGCACCTCGGCGACCGCGGCCACGATCTCGACCGGGGGCGACGGGGTGCGATGTAGGCGACAAAGCCACGTCTTCTCGACGCCGGCCTTGCGGGCGACATCAGTGAAGGTGCGGCCCTGTTCGGCCAGGTGCGCGCGGATCTCGCGCTGGACGATGCGGCCGTGTGTGGCGTACTTCACTTCCCCTCCATCACGCGCCGGATGCGCGCCATCAGCTCTTCGTCGCTGGCGCCCTGGGTACTGGACAGGCTGACCTCGGACTTGAGCGCCGGACCCAGGTACCTGAGCACCTTGTCAGTTGCCGACAACCTCGCCTCATCCGAGGACTTCGGCGACGTCAGCACCTCGCGCAGCGTGCCGTAAGCCAGCTCCAGCAGGCCCGTCTGAGCCTCCAGCGTCGCCCGCTCGACCTCAGCGCGACGCGCGTCTTGCGCCGCGATCCAGTCATCGAGCAGCGACCAGCGGCGGATCGTCTCACGGCCGATCTCGGCGCCCTCTTCGGTCAGTCGGTCAGCGATGGCCTGCCAGGACATCCCCGCCATGCGCATGTCGAGGGCGCGCGCCTTGCGTGGGTCCAGTGCCAAGGATCGCCCAGGATCGCTCATGCCCATACCCCCCTCGTCTCGGTGTCGTAGCTGTCCGCATCCGGCCGGTCGTGCCACATCGCCCGCGTCGGTCGGTTCTGCCGCACGGGCTCGGGCCCGGCGTCCAGCGTGATGCCCCCGACGACCACCTGCACCGGGGCGCGCGCCGCCCTCCAGGCGTGCTGTCGGTGCTCGTGCGTGACAGGCCCGCCCGTCCAGACCTCGCCCAGGGCGATGGCGTACCGCTCGCCCGTGGGCCGGTTGAGCTCCACCACGTCGATGGCGGTCGGGTGCCTGCTCAGCCCCTCGCGGCCACGCATGGCCTGCACCAGATCGCCGCGGGTGAGGTAGGTGCGGAACTCGTCGCCTGCCCGGCAGTCGCAGCGGGCCGCCTCGTAGCGGGCGGCGGGGCGCTCGACGGTGACGAGGGCGCGGCCCTTGAGCTCCAAACGCTTCTCGACGCAGACGACGGTGATGCACACGCGGCCAGAGTCG